TGTATCCGCTCAAACGATGTTAATAGCATTGAGGAGAATCGAAGTAACTTTCGGAAACGAGATATGAAGTAATAAATCAGAGTGAATCAATGTGAAATGGCATTTTCACACCCCCAAAATTTCAAAATTTTTTAATGGAGATAAACCGATGACGTAGTATATATATTATAAATACACACAAGCGGTTTGACAGTACCAAATGAAACTGTTGGTGGAAAATCACCTAAAAGTTTAGTGTATTGGTTGGTATCTAAAGAGGGACGGAGGTGGGAAAAAATTTTAAAAAGTGGCTCAAATTTTCAGTTTCCACCATATTACCAAACTTGAAAATAACGAGCCACTTTTTGTTTAAAAAACATTGATGGTTTTGAAAATTACTTGATATATATTATTGTATGATGGTTACATCATTACAAAATGAAAATTGAAACTTAAATAGTAAAATAATAATAGGAGATTAATAAATGGATATTAACGCAATTAAAAAACGACTTAATCAGTTACAAACTACAAATCAACGTACAACAAATCTTTGGAAACCACAACCTGGCAAAACTCAAGTTAGAATAGTACCTTATAAATTTAATAAGGAAACTCCCTTTATTGAGCTTTTCTTTCATTATGATTTAGGAAAAAAGTCTTATCTTTCACCTGTATCATTTGGTCGTCCAGACCCGATTGAAGAATTTGCTGATAAACTAAAATCATCTGGTAATAGAGATGATTGGAAATTGGGTAGAAAGTTAGAAGCAAAAATGAGAACTTTCGCACCAGTTGTAGTTCGTGGTGAAGAAAACGAAGGTGTTAAATTCTGGGGTTTTGGTAAGACAGTTTATCAAGAACTACTTTCCATTATCGCAGATCCAGATTATGGTGATATTACAGATCCAGTAAATGGCAGAGATATTGTAGTGGAATTTAAAACGGCTGAAGAAGTTGGCGCTTCATTTCCAAAAACTACTATTCGTGTAAAACCAAACCAAACAGTTGTTACAGAAGATAAAAAAATTCTTCAATCAATAACTGAAGAACAGAAAAATCTTTCTGATATTTATCAAGAACAATCTTATGATGAGTTGGCTAGTGTATTACAGGAATGGTTAAATCCTTCAGATGATGATGAAAAGAGTGAAACTAAAAAAGAAAAATCTACTACATCTTCAACATTACAGGAGACAGTCGCTACTGCAGATAATGCATCAGAAGCATTTGATGAACTCTTTAATAAGTAAGGGTTAGAATATGTCTGTAAAAGATGAATTAGCAAGTGCATTAGCTGATAATCTTAATAAACAATTCAAAGATACAAAAGTTGCTTACTTTTTAGATGGTTCTGATACAACTCCTACAGATATAAAGGATTTTGTTTCAACAGGATCAACTCTATTAAATTTAGCAATTTCGAATAAACCTAATGGTGGTATTGCGGTAGGTCGTATTACTGAAATTAACGGTTTAGAATCGAGTGGTAAATCTTTAATTGGTGCTCACATTCTTGCGGAAACACAAAGAAAAGAAGGAGTAGCAGTTTATATGGATACTGAGACTTCTGTGAGTAGAGAATTTCTTGAAGCTATTGGAATAGATGTAAGTAATATGTTGTATATACATTTAGAAACAATAGAAGATATTTTCGAAGCCATTGAAAAAATTGTTGTAAAGATTCGTGAATCAGATAAAGATAGATTAGTAACAATCTTGGTTGATTCTTTAGCAGCAGCTACTACTAAAGTAGAGTTAGAGGCTGATTTTGAAAAAGACGGATGGGCTACATCTAAAGCTATTATCATATCAAAAGCGATGAGAAAGATTACTCAAATGATTGGTAGACAGAAGATAGCTTTAGTATTCACTAATCAACTCAGACAAAAACTCGGAGTAATGTTTGGAGACCCTTGGACAACAAGTGGTGGAAAAGCATTACCATTCCACGCTTCAACACGTATCAGATTGAAAAATGTTGGACAAATCAAAGATAAAAAGACTAATACAATCGGCATGAAAATGAGAGCTCAAGTCATTAAAAATAGACTAGGTCCTCCCATGAGGCATGCCGATTTTAATTTGTACTTTGAAAGTGGTATTGATGATGATGGAAGTTGGCTACAGGTCTTAAAAGATCATAAATTGTTAAAACAAGGTGGTGCTTGGTATACTATGACAAATCAAAATGGAGAGGAATTAAAATTCCAATCTAAAGATTGGTCAGAGCAATTACAAGACCCTGAATTTAAAGAATATTGTTATAACTTAATTTGTGGTAAAGTGATTCTTAAATACGATAAAAACTTTGGTATAGATGATGTAACTGTAGCAGAAGAATCAGATGGACAATGATAGATATATATCTATATTAAATGAGATACGAAAACACGGCGGCGAGATAGATTCAGGTAAGCCTGATGATAAAGTACTGATAATAGATGGCTTAAATACTTTCATTAGAGTATTTAGTGTTATACCAACTCTCAATGATGATGGGATTCACGTTGGGGGAATAGTTGGTTTTCTGAAATCAGTCGGTTATGCAATTAAAATGCTCAATCCCACCCGATGCATAGTTGTATTTGATGGTAAAGGCGGGTCTGTCCGCCGCCGTAAATTATATCCAGAATATAAAAAGAAGCGTAAGTCAAAGATTCGTCTTAATAGAGCTAATGATTTTTCTTCAGTAGATGATGAACGAAAATCAATGTTTATGCAGGTTCAACGTTCTGTTGAATATCTTGAACAACTTCCTATAACTATACTATCAATAGATAATATAGAGGCTGATGATACTATAGCTTATATTTCAACAACTGTATTACCTAAAAGTGATATTATTATTATGTCTACGGATAAGGACTTTATTCAGTTAGTAGATAATCGAATTTCTGTTTGGAGTCCTACTAAGAAAAAATTCTATGATACTAAAGAAGTATTAGAAGATTTTGAAGTTCCTTCTAAGAATTATTTACTTACAAGGATTTTTGAAGGTGATAAATCAGATAATATATCTGGAATTAACGGTATAGGAAAAAAGACTTTATTGAAAAATTTCCCTTATATAAATGATGAAAATCAATATATAAGTATAGAGGATATATTACAGGCAGCTAAATCTAACGATAGTAATAATATTCATAACAAAAGAGTTAATGATATTATACTTGATAATAAGAAAAAAATACTTTTAAATTATAAGTTAATGCAACTTAATGATGTAGATATTTCACAGCATCAAAAGTTAAAAATACTTGATACAGTTAATAAACCAATTTCTAAGTTAGTTAAGCATAAATTTCAAACAATGTTTATGGATGATAAGTTATATTCAACGTTACCAAATTTAAATAGTTGGTTAGCCACTTCGTTTAATAAATTAAATAATATGGCAGAAAAGTCTTATGGGAAGAAAACGTAAATATTTTACAAAAAAGGAAAAGCGTGAAGCTCAACGAAAATGGCAGATGGAATATTATGAACGTAATAGTGAGCAATTAAAAAAAGAAGCTAGAGATAGATATAAATTAAAACGTGTAGAAAAAATTAAAGAAGAAAAAAGAAAAAAATTATATGGCGAATGATTCTAAATTAACACGCTTTGGGCAACAATTTCAAATAAAAGTAATATCATCTTTATTGGAAGATAAAATATTTTTACAAACTATTCATGATATTATTGAGAGTAGTTATTTTGAATCTGATGCAAATAAGTGGTTAGTTGGAACTATTATAGGATATTATTTAAAATATAAGAGGTCTATTACTCTTGAAGTAATGAAAGTTAAAATAGATGGTATTGATGATGATGTTTTAAAAGTTTCAGTTATAGAAAATTTAGGAAATGCTTGGAGAAATATTAATGCTACGGATTTGGAATTTATCAAATCACAAACTATAGATTTTTGTAAAAATCAAGTTCTTAAAAGTGCTATAGTACAGTCAGTAGACTTATTACAAAATAGAGATTATGATGGTATTAAAAAACTTATAGATGATGCACTTAAAGCTGGAGCAGAGAGAGATTTAGGTCATGATTATACTACGGGAATTGAAGATAGGTTACTTAAAAGTGTTAGGAATACAGTAATTACTCCGTGGGATTCTATAAATGATATAATGGATGGTGGATTGGGTAAAGGTGAATTGGGTGTTGTTGTAGCACCTGCTGGTATTGGTAAGACTTGGTGTTTACAGGCTATAGCTGCTAATGCATTAAAAAAAGGATTAACAATTGTTCATTATACATTAGAGTTGAATCAAGAGTATGTTGGATTGAGATATGATTCAATTATTAGTGGTACACCAACGGCTAATATAAAATTTTATAAAGATGAAGTTCAAAAGAAAGTTGAAGCAATGAAAGGAAAACTTCTCATTAAATATTTTCCAACGAAATCTGCTTCAGTTCAAACTTTGTCAGCACATTTAAAAACAATAGAATTACAACAGATAGAGCCAGATATTGTTATTGTTGATTATGCAGATATTTTGAGAGGTGTAGGTACAGAAAAAAGGCATATTTTAGAAAATATTTATGAAGATTTACGAGGATTAGCAGGAGAATATGATTTACCAATATGGACAGCATCACAAGCAAATAGAAGTTCGTTGGAAGAAGATATAATTGATGCAACAAAGGTAGCAGAAGCATATAGTAAAGTGATGATAGCAGATTTTGTTATGTCAGTTAGTAGAAAAGTTGCTGATAAAATAGCAAATACAGGTAGATTTCATGTGATTAAAAATAGATTTGGACCTGACGGTCTAACATTTCCAGCTATGATTAATACGAATATAGGTAAAATTGAAGTTTATGAAGCGAGTACGAAGGACGGAAAAACAGTACAGGGTAAAATGGATAACTCAAAAGAGTATGAGAGGAAGCAACTTTCAACTAAATTTAAAGATATGAAAGTTGATGTGGAAGGTTTTGAATAGATTGGAGTATATATTATATTTATCAAAGTGAGTAACATAGTTTATAAGAAATGTTTGTAAATAGGAGAAATAGTTTATATGGAAAAGTTCCAATTGTCTGAAAATTTTATAGCAAAGTACAAAAGAAAAAAGCCACCATTTGGTTTTAATGGCTTAGGTGAATTAGTTTATATGAGAACGTATTCTCGT